TCCAAGGATCGTTCATCAGCATGACGCTGTCGGTGGAGCCGACCTTCGCAGTGGAAGCCAGCTTCGCCTTTACTGCCGGGGAGGAGAGCCAACCCTGCGTGGCGCTGTTGACCACCGCATTGTTGTTTTCGACCGCCTTGACCAGCGCCACAACGTCGGCCCAGGTCAGCGCGTCAACATCGGTGCCTGCCGAAATATCGACCGAAGTCACACCGGCGTTGATGATGCCGGTCGGCTGCCCCGAAGAGCCCGAACCGTTGATCGCATAATATTCGATGCGATCAGCGATGGAGCGCAGCAGATCATCCTGCACAACGCGGTCGAGCGAAGGGATGCTCTCCTTCAGCGCGATGCGCCCGATATCAACATAAGCGCCCAGCGTACGAGGCTGAAGCGTCACACCGGCATCGGTCTGGGACTGATCAGAAACGCTGCCCAGCTCCTCGACGAACGCCGCGTTGGCACCCGCGCTGAACTTGGGCATCTTGATGCGGTTGGTCAGGCCCGACATATAGGTCACGCCGAGCGCCGACATAACCTGCTTCGCGCGCAGGGCTTCGACGAACATATCGCCGCGATGCACCGTCGGGATGAAGTTGTCCACCACGTTTTCCGAGCCAGAAGCGCCGGTAGCAGCGGCAGACATCGGGCCAGCGCGGAAAGCGAAGTCAGGCACATAGAAGCCGTCGGTCTGCTTGCCAACGCGAGCCGCAATCTCATCGTGCATTTCACGCTCGAAACCGGCCTTCGACCAGTCATGCGTCAGCTGCGCGTTGATCATGCGAGACAGCGAGTAGTGACGCTGCTCCTTGGCCGGGGCGTTAACGACATGCGCCGGGGTCTCCAGCGGCTGATTGCCGATGGCGTCCAGCAGCGCACCACGGAATTCGTCGATGCTCATGCCCTTGCCAACGGCTTCTTCGCCCATGTCGGCCTTGTTGTGTTTGCGCGCGAGGGTCATGATTTCCTTCGCATTGCGCTGCGCGGTCTTCACGGCTTCAGCAGCAGCTTCGGCCCGCACCGCGTCCAGATCGATGTCAGACATTGAATCATCTCCTTTTGTCTTGACAGTTGCACACAGAGTTTCGGGATTCGACCGCCCAACGCCGACGAGAGATGACTGGTCTGCCGGAATAGAAACGATTGAAATCTCCATAGGTGTAGTGCGAACCCGATAATATTCTTCGGGATCGTTTTCTTCATCAATGCGACCATCGATTCGATAGCCAACACTGATATTTTGGCGGATACCATCCACCACATCGCCGAACACTTCTGAAGCCAGCGCGCCTCTTCCGAAGCGAACCAAAGCGCGGAGACGCCGCGCATCCTCATCCAGTTCGACAGATTCAATGACGCCGATCTGCCGCTCCATGTCGTGATCGAGCAGAAGCGGAGCGCGTCCACTATTCAGAAAATCGAGGTTCATATTTCCGGCTCGGTGATCGATGACCTCCATGCCGAAATCGCGTTTCACGGGCTGCTCGGATGACACGCCGACACGAACACGCCTGGCATCCTCGTCGATAACCTTATCGCTCGACATATCGAAGGCGCGCATCTGCATTTCCGCGCGATCAAAGCGTTCTTCGGCCATGACCTCTTCCGCCATTTCTTCGTGATGCTTTTCGAACTTGATGGTCACGCTTTCATCGTCCTCGACGACTTCGACAACGTGCCGCTGTTCCATGTCTTCCATATCGGCCTCTCTTTCGCCGGTTGCTTCCTCAAATTCAATCGGCTCGAATTCATGTTCTGACAGCCATTCACGCGCTTCGGCGGCAGTAAAGCGATCAGCATCGAATCGGATCGCCTGTAGCTCGCTGCTGCCTTCGATTATACCATAAATGAAGTCGATGCCGGGGCCACCAGCATCAGCATCTCGTGCGAATTCGTCATAACGAGCAGGATCAGTGATGCGCGCGGCATGTTCGTTTGGATATGGGCGCGATTCTTCGTTATCATGCCACTGCCGTTCGTCAATCTTATCCATTCTATCCGCCCTCTCGCGCGCCCAAGATTGTCCCGGATCGCCGCCCCACAAAGCCCATGCGATGCGCCCGGCGCTTGGATAGCCGTCCTCGCCGGGAGAAAAACCCTCGCCCTGCTTATCGACCTCGTGCCGCGAAAAGAAAGAATGCATTCGGCGCACAGTCGATGGCGAAAGTTCCTGCCGATTCTTGAGTTGCACAGCGCGAGAAACGCCGACTGCCGTGCCGCCACGGCCAAATTCCTTGCGCCAGGCAAGCCCACGTTCCGCTTCTTCCGCCATAGCTTCGGTCGGCGTCAAATCGATCTCTTCGCCTTTATAGCTCGCCATCGCCGCCCCCGGTTACATCAGCTTGCGCCGGTGCCTTGGTGCCGAACGGCTCGAAAGCCATTTTCAGCCCGAATTGTTCCGCAATTTCCTTGTCGCGGCTGATCTGATTGAAGGTTTCCTCGGCATCGCGCCCGTAATGCGCTGCGACATCCTGCATAGACAAAATGCCGTTGTTCAGACCGACCACGGCGGCGTTCATTTCTTTCAGCGGATCGACCCAGTTCCAGCCGCGCCCACGGAAATGCGTGTTGTCGCTGAATTTCTCGAATTTGCTCGCCGGGATAGGGATCGCTCCGAAATCCATCGCGCTGGACAGCCACTCGCGGAACACTGGTTCGACGAAATGCTGGATGATAAACATCTGCAAGCTGCGATATCCGTCTCGCTCATCGAGAGCGCCCTGACGGATCGACGAGTAGTTGACTGACGAAAGATCATTCGAGAGCGCGGCATAAGATACATTCAACCCAGACGCAACGCCGCGCAGCATAGCCGATTCAAATTCGCCGAACCCAGTCGTGGGATGTTTCGGGTCGAACATTTCCATCGAATAGCCGGAGGGTAATTGATGGAAGCTGCCCGGCTCGACATCAATGATCGGCATATAATTCTCGTGCGTGTCGTCGCCGATATATTCTTCGCCACCAGGAGAAGTCAAAATGCCCATTTTCGATGCTGCGATGCGAGCCGCAATAACCTCTGCTTCTCGATAAGCATGCATGTGCTTTAGCGCCGACATGGCGGATACCATGAAGGGCTCGCCGCGCGTCTGATAGGTTCTGGTCGGCATGTAAATGTGCAGAATCTCATCAGCTGGCACACGCACATGCTTCTGGGACTGCGATTGATGGTAGTATTTATCGCCCGGATGAGCCGTCAAAATGTGATAAGCCACGGGTCGATGAGCGCGGTCTATCTCAATGCCCATGCGGATTTCGTTGCCGCCTGGCAGCGTCTCATTCTTCTTTTCATCAATCAATTCGGCTTCTAGAAACTGAAGGCCAAAGCCGTCTTGGTATTTCCTGCCGCGCAATTTTTTAACAAAAACCTCGCCGTCGCGTGCCATGCTTTCGATCACAAATCGCTGACAGTCGATCCAAGACAATCTGCCATCGGCAGTCGGCGAGCCCAATCTGCCCCAACGCTTCCACGCATTTTCAATAATTGTATTCCCGGCGGCGTCCAAAGACCCATCATTGTTTCGAGCTTTCAGCTGTAGCTGGAAGCCCTGCTCACCAACGATGTTGGTCTTCAGAAGATTCATATAACGCTTGGCATATTCGTTGTCGCGCACAAGCTCGCGCGAACGATTTCGCATCACCTCCAGGGTGTAGCGCAGCTCGCTGTCGGCAGAATTCGACGATGAGATAAAGTCGGAGAATAAACGACCAGAACGTGCCGCAGCATATGAACGCTTTTTGAATCTGGGCTTGTCGCCATCATTTTGCTTCCGGCGCACGAAATCGAAAATTCCCATCTATCAAAACCTCGCGACCATCGTTGCGCCTGTCGGCAATCCGCGCCGCACCCGTTCCTTGCGGCGCTCCATTACAATTTCGCGCTTATAATAGTCGCGCCAACCGACAAGCTCCGTCGGTGCCATCTTAGAAAGGGATCGCCCATTGATCGAGTATGACAGCACGTCGGCATCGGCTCGCCCCTGCAACACTGTCTCAATTTTATCGATCATGATCTCGGCGTGGCTGCGCGGATCAGATTGATTCACATCAAGATCAACGACGGCCCTGAAATCACCGCGATCAACAACGATGCGATTGCTATCGCTGTCGCGCACGATCTCAAGTTGCCAGTGGTAGAAGCCAGGCGCAAAATTGGCGCTTGTTTCCGAGTTGACTGTGAAAAGATAGTCGTCGTTGTAAGCTGCTCCGGTCAGCTGGATTTCGTTCGCGCCGCCGCCGGTAATGCGCGCGACATATGTCGCGGTGTATAGATTATTCGGATAATCGGTGCCGAGATCAATGCGGCGCCATTGAATATAATCACCTACGACAAGTTCAAGCGGCTCTGTCGTCGGAGAATTCGCAGCGTCGAAAAGATTAGCCATCTTTCACCTATTTCCAGCCAGTAGCGAAATTATTTCGCCTCACCGGCCTATTCATTCGACTCTGCTTCAGCTTCTCACTTGCGTCAGCTTCGCGATCAATTAGAGAGTTAATGTTCGCATTGAGCAGCGCATAAGCTGCCAGCGCGTAAACTCTCAAGTCCAGCGCCTCATTCCGCGCCCTTATCTTCTTCCATTCGCGCCGCCGGAAACCCTTGCTGAACCGAACGACAATCTGCTCTGCCGTTAACTGCGAAAAATATTCTTCATCATAACGATCCGGGAAATGACAATAGCCCGGACCCGGCTTTGAGATTTTCAGCCTAGAATATACCAATTCCTTCGCAGTATCAACGCCAACGGGGAATAGACGAACCTTGCCGATATTGTTTTTTGATGGACGACCGACTATTGGCTTGCCTTCGCCGCCGACGCCTTTGATCGCAAAAATGCGCCGCCCCTCTCTGGCTTTCACAAAATTATAGACGGCCTGTGTGTAATGCCCGCCGCTGTCGATGCAAGCACATCGTATATTCAACGCCGCTGAATTTTCTCTCTCAAATTTCTGAGCCAAGTAAGCGTCCAGATCAGACCAGAGCGAAGGAGTTGATGGGTCGCCGTATATAATCGCGTGATCAATGCTCCAGCTTTCTTCGTCGCGGCCCCAACCCAAAACCTCAACCTCGACTCGATCATCCTGCACGTCAACGCCAGCGGTAAGCAAATGAACAGCGTCAGGCACAGTCTCATATGCCTCGCGATGCGACGAAATATCCGTTTCTTCGATGCCATCGCCTTGCTCCTCCCACGTTTCTCCCAGATAGGTATTGACCCAAACACGCAATGTCTCAGGTAACTTCTTTGCCTCTAAAAAGTCGCGCACCGCTTCGGCCAGAGGCACCCACGGGCTATATAGGCCCGAAAGCCTGAATCCGGCAATGCCGCTATCTGGCTGTGTCGAAATCCATTCGCCCGCCTTGATCGCCTTAAAACGATCCGCATCAGTCCACGCAGCGCCGCATTCTTCACAAGTATAGCACGCGGTCTGCGCCTTGCCTTCTTCCCAGTGTACGTTGCGCCATTTCAGCGTCTGCGAGGCCTCGCAATGTGGGCATTTGACATAGTACTCGCGCTGATCGCTGTCGAGCCATTCCGCTTCGATACGCGATGCATTCTTTACGGTTGGCGTCGAAACCGTGACCAGCTTCGAGTTCCAGAATGTCGTCGCGCGTTTCGCGGCAAGCCGAATCGGGTCACCTTCGGTCCCGGCGCTCGACGGGTATCGATCAATTTCATCGCAAAGAACGATACGAACCGGTCGCGATGCTAGGCCAGCGGCAGAATTCGCGCCCGCGATTGTGATATGCCCGCCTGGGAATACTTTGTGCAGCGTTGTGTTGCCGCTATCACGCGATCTGGGGTCTTTGACCTTGCCTTGCAGCTTCGGCGTGTCGCGCAGCATCGGAGCCAAGCGGTCCTTCGAGAAGGCTTGCGCCATCTGTAGCGTTGGCTGGATACACAGGATCGGCGATGCGTCACGGTCGATATGATAGCCGATAACATTCAAGATGAATTCAGTCTTGCCGACCTGCGCCGATGACATGACGACGACCTGCCGAATCGCCGGATCGCTGATCGCGTCCATGATGCCGCGCAGATATTCGGCGCGCGATGTGTACCACCGGCCCGGTTCCGCAGATGCTTCGGGAGAAAGACGCCGCTCCGCGTCAGCCCACTGGCTTACTGTCAGCTTCGGCGGCGGTTTCCAGGCTTGCGCTGCTGCCGATTTCAGAGCTGTGATCTGCTTCGTCATCGTCATCATCAGGACTTATCCATCTTCCAATTTCCTCCAACGCCTCCATTATCTGTTCCTCGATAATTTGCTTGCAGACCGCAGGACTATCTTCGACTGCGACGACCGGAGCTAATTTCGCTGGCATCGAAAGCATACGCGACCGGCACGCTCCGATCAGATCAAGCCATGTGTCTGCGACCTGCATGACCGGAATAAGCTGCCCTTTCTTCTCTAATAGTTGCAATTCCGCCATTTCGGCTTCGGCTGCGGTCTTGCGTGCGCGCACTTCATCGAAACTGACAACGCCAGGATTGATGCTGCGCTCTTTTAGATAGCGAATATAACCGCGCACCGCCGGGACAAGTTCATAGCGCCCGCGCTCGGCCTTCGGAATGACGCCCTCTTTCGATAGCTGCTGCACGCGGCGCGGCGTCAAATCTAACAGTTTCGATATCGTTTCGAGAGAATGCGTTGCGGGACTAGGCATCTTTATAAATTAGCCTCATTCCATATTCATTAGATTGGTCGCCGGCTATAGCGCCTTGATTTCTGCGCGGATTCCGAGCGTATGGGATCACCGTGTCGATTGCTACATTCTTGATTTTCATATGAAACGAACCGCCTTTAAAATTTCTGTGACTAGAAAACTATCGGGGTCGCGCGTTACC